CATGTCTCCCCTGTACGACGGTAAATGAACGCCGCCATTACTATATTTGTCCATCAAGGCACCCGCCGCTATTTCAGACCCAGCGGCAATAGCAAACTTCCCAACGCCGACAGCGGCAGCTATGCCAGAAGCTGTAATTGTACCCGCGTTCTGTGACAGCCATGCCTTAAAACTGTCATAAGTCCACGCACAAAGCGGAAAGCCAGTTACCGTCAAGCCCTCTTCAAAGTTATCATCTTTTCCGTTATAATTTTTTGGCCAAAAAATCAAACCGGGGTTTGTACTGCCGTTACCGTACATTTCCAATTCAATATTTGACGGGTTAGAAAAGTATTCAAACTTAAGGGCAACAGACGAACCTTGATAATTGGTACAGTAAAGCATATTATAAGGATACGTCAAAAGTTTTTTGTTCCTTGGAACATATCCATTATTAGCTTCGCTACCATCGCCAAGGCACTCCACATTGTCAAATTTATAAGATGTATAATTAGGAATTGTATATACGGTTGACCCCAAAGGCAAAGCTCTAAATTCATAAGCGCACATAAAAACAGCGACCACTCCAGGCGCCTTTGCATCGCTTGAAAAATCTTCAAGAAAAGCATTTAATTCGTTGATTTGTGTGAGCTGAAAATAATTATAATGTAGTCCGCTAAAATATGTACTATGAACACCGCCATATCCCTGTACAAGCTGACCCGGTGCATAATCACCATTTGAATCAAAGGTAGTAACAACGCAGATACAAGGGTTATAATCAAATGTTGCGGGTCTGCTTATTACATAATCACCAAGTTCAAGGTTTTCAGGAATTAGATTAGAACCAAAAGTATCTGTTACAGTATGTTCTCTTTCAATCAAGCAGTCATTAAACTGAAAATCGAACATCCAAGTTTGAATCACATCAATGCTATAATAGACTTCAACTGTGTTATTATTAATATATTCAACTCTTGTAACAAAGGCATAAAACCATTTATTCTCAAAATTAGTATTCTTAAACATCATATAGTTAGCGTTATAAAGCAAGCTGATAACCGTGTTACTACCGCCATCAATGCTATAACCAACTTTAAGAACACCCCTGTTTTTTCTCTGATAGCTATTATCCTCAAACCCTCTGATTAAATGACTAATCATATAATCATACTGTGCCTGTGCGCTATCGAACACCATAGTGTTCTCATATGTTGGGTCGAAAGGAATTCCACTAAGGAAATAAATAGAAGTATTAGGTTCGATATAAGCCATTTACACACTTCCTTTTTAGAAAGGGGCGAGTATTGCCCGCCCCTCATAGAATTTCTTACAGCTTGTTGAACGTAACAGTAGCGCCCACGGCAACCTTGCTACTAAACTTGCCAGAAGCAAGGTTAAACAGAACGGTATTTGCCACGGTATAGGTTGCACCCTTATACGTCAGAGTTGCACCAGGGACGGTGACGCCAGTTCTGGGAGTACCGTCGTACATGAAAGCGCCATACGGGTGAACAGCGATACCCGCATTAGTAAGCGTCTGACTCTGCACAAACTTGTAACCTTCCAGACCATTTGTAGAGGGCATAAGAGTAAGCACAAACGCACCATTCTCACCAACATCAAGGCCAGCAACCTTGAACGCCAGAGTATCTGGAGCGGTATTACTCGCCGTAGTGAACAGAATCGCATTGGCAAACGGGCTATAGCTAACCGTTTTCCAAGTGTGATAAAAGTAGTTCCAGCGCAGACCAGCCGCAACGAACTTTTCAGCGAACCTGTTAAGGTTATCATAAATCTGGAACCACTCTTCATCGAGCAGGATAGCCTTAACATTCTGCATCACGGCAAGCTCAGCCGCAGTAACTTCCTCAATCCCGTCACTGTTCTCCCGGATAACCTCGAACCGCTCATTGTCGAACTCAGTCCAGTTATCAATCAGGAACAGACTGCCCATGAAGTTCGCCTTATCCATGTTAAAGGCGGCAGACAGCACTTCAACGTCAAACTCGGCATTGAAGTCGGCATCCATGAAGATAACCTGACGCTCACGCGGGGTAGTATTCTTTACACCCGCAAGGTTGAACTTGTCAGACATGAACGGGAGCTTATTGCTGGCACCACGGAAAGCCTTAGCATAGTTCTTAGGATCAGTACCATCAACAGTATTGATAGCATAAGCACCCTGATTTGCCGCCTTGATAATCATGTACTTAAACAGCAGGAACTCATCGTAGTTTGCCGCAGTATAAATACTGTCAACAATCTTGGCAATCAGGTTGGTCACGCCATCGGCGGAAAGGAAAGCAGTTCTAAGCTGTTCATCAGAGACAGAGACAGGATAGATAACCTTCCAGTTCATAGTGTGGAAAGCACTATGCACATTGGGCTTATACTGTTTCAGCTCGCGGTTTTCAGCCTTCTCATTGGAAAATTCGAAAACCTTAGCAATGTCAACAAAGATATCCTCGACGCTCTCACCGTAGTCAAGATAGCCTTTCTTAAGGCGCTCATACGGGTTGTTAAAGGTGGCGCTCTGTACGCGGACAAGAGCGATACGGTTGATCAGGGCATTGATGAACTCATTACTAAAGGCAGGGGTGCCATAGATGACCTCACCAACGCGGGGGATATCGTGAACGCTCTCAACAAGGGGGACGCCATTCTGATACGCAAGAGTAGCATTTGCGCGGATTACATTCATAATATCTACGGTGCTTGCGTTCAGCGTAGATACGGCGATTTTATGAGCCATAATATTCTCTCCTTATTTTGTAGTAAATAAATCCTCAAACTTAGAGGGTGTTTTGCTTTCATCCTCATCATCGAGACTTTCGTCAGGCTTTGAGAAGAAAGCTTCTCTGTATTTCTTTCTCCATTCTTTATCTTTATCTTTCAGTTGCTGTTCCAGTTGCGTTACTCTTTCTCTATCTTTGTTATCTCCAAGTGTGTCAGAGATATCCGTCATAAGGGTGAGAACATCGTCACTGTCGTTTTCACCAATAACGGTTCTAAGCTGTTCCATGATTTCGTCACGCGTGCGAACACTCATATCTTTAGCTCCTATCTTATCTTTTTCCACCAAGGCTTTAGATACATCATTATCTTGAACGAACCACCCATACCGCCGGGTGACGGTTCGGGTGGAACCCATGGCTTAGGCGGATGTGACTGTAAATATCCGTACCAATATACAGCATTATTTTGTCTCTCAGTTTCACCGCCAACACCGCGTTCATAGTTCTTAAAGAAGCACATAGCTAACCAAGAAACGCTTGCAACGTCCTCCGTTGCTCTTGTAAACTCTAAGAACGAAAGCGGGTACGTTCCTGTCTTAATCCATTGGCCTTGGTCTGGTGAACTTACATCCCACTCTACTTCAAACTTTACTCTGTACAATTGTTTCGTATAATTTGTTTTCCAGTCTGAGCCTGCCCATGACGAATATTTAGTCCAAGGTGTCCACTGAACCAGACCAAAGCCACCACGCGCAGGTAACTGTTCAACAGGGAAACTGTGTTCCCACTGGCCGGGGTTAATGTAGCTTTCTATTTCTACATTACCAAGAAACGCGGCAATAGCATTAATAGTCCAGCCTTCGCTATGCAGATAAGAAGCTATAATGTCAACATTATTAGCTCTTTGCTGACGGCTCCAACCTTGGGCATCATAGCCATTACCATAATAAACAAGCCAATCACTCATTTGAGTCACCATAAGTAAAGTTCAAAGTAATCGAATTATACTTTGCAAGGTCAATCTCTACTTCCATGTTCTCAGTTCCAAGTTTTATTTCTGTTTTTACTTCTTCTGGTACAGCACCATCCTTAACCAAATAGTTAACAATGGTTTGGATAGTTGAAGGGTCATAGCCTGCGTCTTTTAGGGCCTTAAACCTCTCAGCACCGTTACCCCATTTACCCATGAGAACTTCAACGGCTATCTGTTGATTCGTTTTTGCCAAGATGCGCTCCCCCTTCCTTTTCAGCATTGATTTTCTCTTTCGAGAAAACCTTTTCTAGAACTTGTGCTAACTGTGGATTCATTACAGAAATATTCTCCACAACACTTGCCGTTTCCATTAGCACAATGTACGTTCCAATAGCTCCAGCAAAAGGAATGTTAACTTCAACACCAACATAGGGCAAAGTGTATTGGCATACATAACCGAAAGCCATAGCGAGTAGTTCGCCAACCTTGTGTGTAAGCCCTTGCCTCATAATAGAGCTATCCGTGGTGCCAGTAGAAAAAGCCTTTAGCCAGCCAGTAAGAACGTCAAAAGCTATGAAAATAAGGACAACAATAAGCGGTGCTATGTTCACCTGTATCACCCCCATTCTTTCATAACTCATCTACTATAGATTATATCAGACTTGACATTATATGTCAAGAGTGATATAATAAAATAAAGATATTGATAGGGGTGAAACTATGCCAAGGTATTATGACGGTGCTAAGCTATTGTCATTGAAAGACCTAAATGGTAATACACCAGAAATCTTTATGACGACCTCAAACAGAAGCGCGGGAAAGACTACCTATTTTAGCCGCATGATATTCAAAAGGTATCTAACCAAGGATGAAAAATTCATGCTTATCTATAGGTTCAAAGAAGAACTCGACGGGTGTGCAGACAAGTTCTTCAAAGATATAGGTAAAATGTTCTTTCCTCAATATGAACTGACAAGCAAGAAAATGGCGAACGGTGCATACCACGAACTGTTCTGTAAGGCAAACAACAGTGAGTTTTCGCATAGCTGTGGTTATGCTGTCAGTTTGAATTGTGCTGATACATTGAAGAAGTTAAGCCACTTCTTTAGTGATACTAAGTGTATGTTCTTTGATGAATTTCAAAGCGAGACAAATAGGTATTGCTCCCGTGAAGTAGAGAAGTTTATATCTATTCACAAAACTGTAGCAAGAGGACAAGGGAAACAGAACAGGTATGTTCCTGTTTATATGTGTTCAAATCCTGTTACTATCCTTAACCCATATTTTGTGGAAATGGATATTTCATCGAGACTGACAGAGAATGTAAAGTTCCTCCGTGGCAATGGCTTTGTGCTTGAACAGGGTTACAATGAAGATGCGGCCAAGGCTCAGGCTGAAAGCGGATTTAATGCCGCGTTTGCTAAAAATAAATACACGGCTTATTCGACAGAAGGTGCCTATTTAAACGACAGTTCTACGTTCATAGAACAGCCTGTCGGAAAGAGCCGCTATTTAGCGACTATCAAATACAAAAGTGTAGAGTTTGCTGTTAGAGCATATGACGATATTGGCATTATCTACTGTGACACAAGACCTGATACAACTTATCCATACAAGATTGCTGTTACTACTGACGACCATCAGATAAATTATGTCATGCTAAGACAGAACGATATGTTTATCGAAAGTATGCGCTACTTCTTTGAGCATGGGTGTTTCAGATTTAAAGACCTAAGATGCAAGGATGCTGTGCTAAAGTTACTTTCTTATTAATGGTATCCACAAGTGTTATAATGGTTGAGAATACTGGGCGACACAGTTGGGATATACTGCCAGTCAATTCTTGTTGGTCTTGTCAGCCGCTTCTGTTATGCACTTGTTATGGATATAAAAAGCCCTATGGTTTTCACCATAGGGCTTGATTTTATTTTGGGTACTTTTCAGCGAGATATTGAACATAACGTAGCCAACAATATTCACATGAATTGCACCAATTATTGCTATCTATATGCCTTGGAACGCAGGAAAAATGAATCACGGTGTGAAGAAAATCGTTTAACGCTTTTTCGGAAAAATTAGAAACGATTTTGATAAGCTCACGTTCCTTCTCTTCACTTGTCATTGTTTATCAGGGTAATTTCGAGTTCTTCAACATCGTCAATGCCTACAACGATTCTACCTTTATCGCGGAAATACATTGTAAGGCAGTTGGGATAGGTTACGTCAATGTCAAAGGCATAGACTTCATACTCATGGCGGAGGCATGTGCAAAGAAAACGGATTTTATACAGTGGGGAATTCATTGTTTAACCACCTCATTTTGTCTTGTCGCAAGATAAAAGGCTAATAGGGAACCCCTTGACAGAAGCCTTGTTTCAAGAAGAAAGTCTATAAATGCTGACGTCGTTCTTGCTTTATATCTTCTATTAGCCCACGTATTAAATGCGTTTAGTAACGCAACTTTAATTTCAATGTCCAGCATTATTTATTGTCTATATATGTCGCGGCTTCATCAGCGACGTGAAGAAGCCAAGCAAGCGGAGAATAGCCATAGGCTTTTCCGCAATCTTCATATGAAGATTTGCCATAGGCTCCCATATGATGATGAATAGCCATAGCCTCTTGTGCTGTTAACTGCATAAATTTCATTACGATAAACACGCTCTTGGCACCATGGGAACCATAGGGGAGTTTTTCGTCAATACTGTAATATGGAACTTTCTCCCATTTTCCAGTTTCCTCGTTCTTTACGTTACGATAACTGAGAGTATAGAAATCACATTTACAAAGGTCATGGAATAGGCAAACAATAGCCGCTGATTCATCGTTTATTGTGTTATGTTCAAAACCGAAAACTGGCGCTATCTTCCAGAAGTTTTCATAGACAGCAAGACTGTGTTCAACAAGCCCACCCTCAACAGCGCCATGGTATTTAGTTGAAGCGGGTGCTGTGTAAAAATCTGTCTCAGCATGAAGAAATCTCAGTAACGCTTCAATGCCGTCACGGTCTATTGCAGAACGTGCTTCTGTTTCAAAAATAAATTGGTCATTGTTTATCATTTTTATTGTCCTCACATTCAATTTTATAAAGTACATAAGCACAAAGAATGAAGCCAATAACGAGCGAGATAAGGGCGATAATAGCAAGGTCTAAAAGGTCTAATAGAATCATGTATAAAATACACCTTTCTTCATTGTGAAATAGTCTGACATTAGGACTATTCCGCCGTCAATATGTTTCGGCATTAACTTTCCGGGGATTTTAAGTCCTACATCAAAATCCCTAATACTTCTTGTTTCGGACAGGAATAGTATTTCTTCTGGGGAATAGTCGTCTTTTAATAGTGCTAAAACATCATGGTCTTTTAATACTTCTTTAGTCAATGGGTTCATGGACAATAGAAACAGCTCTTTGCAGTTCTCAGGTAATCCAGCGCATTTAACAGCCCAGTATGGTTCTTTGGGTTTAAGGTTCTCATGCGTTATATGCTCTGCATAAGTCTTTTGTCTGATAAATATGCCCATATCCCAACAAGATTCCAGTTTCCAACAGCAAAATGCATTGTTATCTACTTTAATTCCTTCAATCTTATCTGGTGGTAAATCACAATGGATGCTGTCAGTATCTGCATAAATAAAACCGGGCTTATTTACGCCATGGTAATTCTTTTGTGCTGCCCTTATTGTAAAGTTTCTTGCGTAAGAGGTTATAGCGGAGCCTATTGGAATGTATCCGGGCTTCTTGTTGTTTTCTATTACCGTAAAATATTTCAATGAATTATCTTCTGCAAGCGTTGCTACTTTAAAGGATGAATCCGTTGACGTTGCCATTTTTCCATAGAGATTATTTAAGAATAATTTTGCTATTTCCCTTATCGCCCCTTTTGAGTTCATTTTGATTTGTTTATATTTGTCAATGTACTCATCAAATATCCCAATAGCAGTTCTGAAATAACAGCCGTCAAGTATCTCGGTATTATAAAGGTTATAGTGGTCAAGAATAAGGTAAAAATCTGTCTGAGTTAGTGTTAGCACCACTTGCGTTGGAACTATGTTACCGTCTAAGTCTCTTCTACAGTCATGGTACTCGCCATCGACAAGAGATTTTATATCACTTGTTTTTAGCCACTCATTACTTCTATAATACGGGGAATTTTTAATCTGAATACATGGCAAATAGCCCGCTTTAACTTTGAATTCTGTTTTTATTCTGATAAAGAAATACATATCATCGCGTCTTGCTTCATCTGGAATGTAATTTCCTACCCAGAATTGTGGCCTTCCGATTGGATAACGGTTACCGCTTTCAGAGTGCATCATTGAGGGGTAAAGACTGTTAACATCTGCTGTCGTTCCGTTGTGATAAATGTTGCCACGTTTTGCTTCAACTGCGTAGCACCATCCACCGCGGTAGGATGCGCGGATATAATCACCAATGGTGGAAGAGCCGAATATTTCCTTTGGGATTTGTTCTTTGTACAGGTCTGGGCAAGATTCATCGAAACTGTAGAAAGGGCAATTAGCCTTGTATTCTTTCAAACAACAAGAGCCTATTGTCAAGGATTTGTGGCCTTGTTTGTACATTATTTCTATAGCTTCCTTGACAACAAGAACGTCATTAGATATGTATTCTTTTTCTTTATCAGTTATCACTCCACCTGCCTTTCTATAGCCAGTATATTCAATAGAGGTTTTCTTGTGCTTTGTTCCAAATGATTCGCCTATTTTCTTTACTGTGGTTGGGAGTAGTTTAAGGGAATCTCTTATGTCGATGAAATGGTTGCCATTTTTGATAGTTATTGAGTACCACATTCCTTTCCCGGATATGGAATATCTGAACTCGCCAGACTTCATAAATTTTCGGTCTATGAAGTGTCCAACAGGCTTATCCGGGTCTGGCTGAACAAAGCATTGCTTGAAAGTCGTTTTTGTAAGAAGATAATGGAGCCAGAATTCGCCATCAAATTTGATATTATGGAAATAAATTATAGAGTTAAAGTCGAAAGAAAGTATATGTTCAAACAGGGCGTCAAGACTATTGAAAACTATTACATCTTCTGAGTTCAACTCTACTATTGCGGCGGCCCATACTTCTGTAAAGGTTTGTCCCTCAAATACTGTGGTCTCAAAGTCCGCTACAAATACGCGGTTCTGCGTGTCGGCTTTCATTCATCGAATTCGCTATCAGTGAAATCAAAACTCATGTTACCCATTGTCAATTCCTCTGATTGCTCTAATGAAATTGGTTGTCCCGCGTTTAGTATCGTTGCGAACCTAACAAGTGCGGCCTCTTTGAGCATAGCTGTCTCTTCTTTTGACCTGCCTGATTGATACTTTGCTTGTGTTGCCGCTTCGACAAGTTGGGCATGAGTATCTGGGTCCTCAAGATATACTAAATATGACTTTCTGTTTCCGACACGTTGTATGGCTGAATTGAAGATAGCTTTCAGTGTTTCGTCCGTTTCGCTTGCCGCATTAATTTGCCAACTGAGAGCGGATTTATTTGATTCTTCAATTATGCCATCAATTAGTGAACTAAGGTCGGCTAAAATTTCGGATTCTGATTCAACAGGTTCTGTCTGGTATTGTGCATTTCTTTCGAGAAAGGTCCGCGCTGTATCTGCGTAAAAGTCCTCTTCTGTTGGTGGTATGAATCCTGTTTCCGGGTTTGCTATCCATGGTACTTTTGCATCGTATGCTATATCATATTGAGTCTTGAATTGCTTGACCTGCCTTTGGGTGAAGTTTTTAATCCTTAGCTTTTCTAACTGTTGTATATCCTTTCGTGTCGGTGCTTGCGGTATTTTGGGTGCTTCAACGTAGTAATGATACTTGGTTATCCATTCTCTACGTCTACGCATAAAGTTTGCACGGGACTTTTTGTATTGTTGGGAGTAATCTTTACGTTTAGCCATTTTAAGACCCTCCTGTACGGTAAGAATATCGCCACCCGGCTAAGAGTGGCGATAATTCTTGTGCGTTTGTTAACCGTTTAGTGGTTGATGGTGGTTACATTGTTAAGGTACAATAGAGCAAGTCAGAAAGTGCTTGCCCTGATAATTCCTGCTGGGCTTTTTGTACACTTCAATGCTGTATTCCTCACCAGGGGCATCTTTGGCCATCTGACTGAAAATGTCAATGAAACTGGTGAAGAAGGATTCTGAGCCAGTAACATACTTGTTTCCGGCGGTATCAGTGATAAGGTACTTTTTGTAATCCTTATCGTTTTTGCTGTGCTCATTGTGAACGTTAAGAATGGCGTAAGCGGCAGGGGTGATTAAAATGGTAGCGTTTTCCTCGGAAAGCTCAGTATCAAGAGGGACAGCGTTGGAGAAATCCTTGATAGAGATTTTCTCGCGGGCAGTAAGCTCCTTGGAAGATTCAATTATTTCGACAGAATAGCCAGTCATTTGTAAATTCTCCTTTCAATTGTTGGTGATAATTTAGTCGTTAAGGGCTTTGCGGGTTTTCGGGTCAAGCTCAACAGCGTTAGCCATGAAAGCCTCAGCGGTGAGGCCGTAGCACTTCTCTTCGATAGAAGAATCGACAACCTCGATGAGTTTGAAGTTGCTATCAGTTTCTACCATCTTGGCGATTTTACGCTCAAGACGGGCAGGGTCAAGGATAGGCTCAGCAAGAGTGTAATCCTTGTTCATGGGTTCCGCTGTGGTTTTGTCGAAAACAAGGGCTGTGACTGTCTGCTTTTGGATGGTACGGGTAAAGGGGTATTTCTTTGCCATAGTTTTTGTCTCCTTTCTGGTTATTAGTAACAGAATTATTTGGCAAATAGGGTATGGCGGCCACTATTCGCCTACTGTTATTATAGCAAATGGCAATGGGAATGTACAATACAAAAAAGATATGGCTGTCATACGGAAAAGATATGTTGAAAACCCTGTTGAGAATGTGGAGAAGATTGAGAAAAATTTAACAATGTTTAAGTCCGAGATAATAGCCCCGTATTTTAGGCGGGGCTATTAAACTTATATAGAATTGGACAGCTTGAAATGCCAGCCCCATTCTTCACGATACCACCACGCTATTAATAAATCAAAACCAAACAGTTCGTCCTTTACATTCATTTTCCACAGTCCTTATAATCTTTGATTGTACCATTATCACATTTTGTCTTCACAGGTTTAAAGTATTTACAAGATTTATTGAACCTACAAATCTTGCAATCAATGATAGAGTTTTGTACGCCATAAAATGAAGATAAAATAACCTTATTCATTGACGAAACGACTCGACTTGTTGATACATCTTGATGGTATGATTTATCAGTCATTTTCTGCAACCCTTTGCCAAGAGTTCGTTGGCCTTTTTGTCACAAAACGTGACTGCCTGTGAAACTTCCCTACAACAAAAGGCATACCCGCATTTGTCGCAGTCCTTTTCACAAATCGCGTTCAAACCCTCACGGAGAATGAGAGACAAGCCCTCCCACTGGCGGAGAGTGTAACGGCCACCCGGAAATACTCTAATCATAGCTATTTTTCCTTTCTTGTATTGTGATATGTGACTTGTAAACCGTAGCACTTCCAAGCGGCAAATTTATTATGATTAGATTTTTCGATAGGTAAACCGGGTGGAATTCCAAGGATAGGGCGTATAGTCGTGCATGAATTTTGCGATATGCTGGGCACTGGTGGCTGTATAAACGTATTCATGCCTAAGCGCATCCGCTAAAGCATTATCGGACTTGCGAACTACGGCAATTAGTGTTTCATATGACTGTAACAAATAGTAGTGTTCAGTCTCAAACACTTTAGCAGTGCAAGAGCGCAAGCGCTTAGGCTTTATGTTGTGCTTAATCTCGCGTTGCGTTTCGTAGTATTCACGGCAAGCGGAATTGAACAACTCTAAGCACGCTTTGTTTTCTTCCAGTTGAAGTTGGCTTTGTGTCATTGTTAACACTTCCTTTATTGTTATTCTTTGCCGCTTGGAAGTGCTACGGTTTTTCCCGTGTTCCCTTGCAAGGGCTTAAGGCCCTTGCGCTATTAATACTTATAATGGAAGTGGTCAACCATGGGCTTTGCGTTCTTGATAAAATCGCTCTCGCTCATGGCATACAGTTTCTCGACGTCGTGCGCGTTGGTTAACTCGATGGGTTTTCCGCCGTTGGGTGTTGCGTTGCGGATGTAGGCTTCAAGTTCGCGCTTGCCAATATTGGGGATTGCAATTTCAGTTTCTTCAATCGTGCGGCCGGCCGTCATGTAAACAAGAGTAGCAACACGGGTTTTTACAGTTTTGGTAATGGCATTGCGTGTGGTCTTGTCACGCTCATTGACAGGCTTTGCAAGTTCAATGAACTTGGATTCGTCCATGCCAAACAACTCGGACACGCGCTCAATCTTGGAAACTTCGACAAGTTTACCGCTTGTCATGTTGTTGCGGCGGATATAACGCTCCGCGGATTCGCTGTCATTGTATCCGACAGGGATAAAGACAAGGGATTCTTCAAGCGCGCCATTGTTGAACGTGGTGCAAGTGCAAGCGTTCTTAATGAAAGTACGAGTGATAGTGTTTCTCATTTTTGTTTCCTTTCCGGGCTTCGCCCTATCAAAAGTTGTTTGTACCAAGAGTTTAAACCCTTGCAAGGAAACACGGGACACACGGCGCTCTCTTGTGCGCGTCCGCACAAGCCAAGTTTGCCCGATACTTGGAAACGGTGGGCCGCCTATGTTGTTTAGTGCGGCATGGTTATATTGATAGGTTTGTGGATTGCCTATCTTCCCCCGGTATACATTGTTACAGCCTAACCGGGTCAGCGTCAAGTTTTACACTTCTACGACTTGAAACGCAGTTTGAAAATTGAGTGCATTTAACGAGTAGCACAACTGTATCACGGTATGCGTTTTAGTTGCATACAACACTACATGGTTTATCGCTCCATGCGAACGTGTGGCGCGCACAAGAGAACGCCGTGTGTTTTGTTCACGCCAAGCCGACACGGTAAACCGGGTTGACGCGGGCGCTTGCCAATTCCGCAAGGGTCTACGGTGGATTGTTGACAGCGGGCCGGGCCAATAGTCCGGGGGCGCGTGTGGCGGTGAACTGTTCAGTTGTCAAGGAACATACAGGGCACAAGCGGCGGGGCCGTCACGATGCCGGACGGGGTACCAACAGGGCCGGGGCGATAGAGACAAGAGAGACAAGGGG